GTTTGTTCAACATCAGTTTCAGGTATTGAACCTTTTGTTTTTTCTTTTGAATACTGATCTTTCAATCTGTTGTATTCATCCATATCAACATAGCTCATCTGTTTTCTTAGATCTTCTAGTTCAGAATTTAATTTTCTGTTGTTGGTTCTGAATTCATCTAATTTTGCAGATGGAACTACATTCTTAACATTTAACTTATAACCATCTTCCATTTGTTCATAATGTGAATGTAATGATTCAGGAATTGAATCCAATGAATCAACAAATAATGTTAAAGGTTGAGTTGGTTGAGTTGTTTGTTCGTTTGATTGTGTGTTGTTTGCTTCTTCTGTAGACATACGAG